TCATTCATCAGCGCCATACATCCAGTTATTGCGGTTAGCGGCCCGTTCTTCCTCCTCACGGAATCCACCCGCAGCACGCTTGTTTTTTGTGGACGGATCAAGCCATTTCGTTTTCTGGTTATGACACGCCTGGCACAATGGCTGATGATTCCACTCAGGCCAGAAGAGAACATCATTACCGCCATCGATTGGGATAATGTGATCCACCACCACGGCGGGCGTGTATATTCCTTTTTCCAGGCAATGCGCACATAACGGGTTTTTACTCAGATACATGGCGCGGTATTTCTCCCACTGCCTCGTATACCCTCGCTCCCTGCTGCTGCCTCTCCGGCTGTCCTGCTGCTGGCGTGCGCTGCGTCTGTGCTCCTCACACTTGCCGGACTTCACGCGCCTGTTGCAGCCTGGTTCTGTACATCGTCTTAATGGTTGCCACGGCATCAGTACACCCCCACATCACGGTAAGCCGTCCAGAGTGCGCCAATCGTCATGGGTACGTGTGTTTTTGCGTTATCCGCGACAATCTGGCGATTCTCATACAGGTGAGCGATAAACATCATGCAGCCAATCTTTATGGCTGGCGTGAACTCCAGCCCGTCATCAAAGCGCCTGCCTATGTGTATCTGGCACGCCTCAAGCGATGCGGCAATGTATCCGCTGATTAACTGGTCTTCCTCGTCTCCATCGATACGGCAATGGAGTTTCACTTCTTCCAGGGTGATAAGTTCTTCTGTCATTTTTCCGCGCCCTCACGACAAAGAATTTCAAGGCGTGTCCTGGCGACATCCGGCAACGGCTGCCCGATGATATTCAGTACACGCCCCGCCAGCGGCCCCGTACTGACCTTTATCCGGCTGGTGGCGTTGATGTCCTTCCGGTACCGTATCCAGATCCTTACGGTACCAATCGCCAGCTCTGCGCCCGATGAAATGGCCTCCTTGCTGCTGATCATGTTCACGCTTGCCCAGAGTGTGTGACCGTCCTCCCACGTTTCGAGTATTTCGCCCGTCATGGCTCTGGTCTGTTTCAGGGTCTGAATCGTTATCCTGTCACGCAGTCGCCCTATGTTCATTCCGGTTTTTCTCCCTCGCTGATTTTTACTTCCTGTTTCCATGCCTGACTGAACTCATCACCACCATCACGCGGTGACAGTCCTTCACGTTCGCGGGCTTCGTTCGGGCACATAACGCCGGATTTGATGCCGCGCTCATAGGTGGCAAAGCGTTCGCCAGGTGTGGCCCGTAACAGGTCCGCGCTGTCAAACTCCACCTGATACCGGATACCAGGTACAGGCGAGGCCACCAGCAGGGCGTTTTTTATCTGCTGCTCAAAGTTCGCCAGCCACGGGCGCATCGTCATGGTGAGAAATGCGCGGCTTGCCTCGCTGAAATTGCTGTAGGTGCTGTTGCTGTATTCCTGCAAAAAAATCGGCGAGACGTTGAACATTCGGGCGATGTCTTCAATGGTAAAGCGACGGGAGGCCAGCCATTCAGCATCCTGATTACTCATGCCCAGCTGCTGATAGCTCATCCCCCCTTCAAGGATGGGCGTTTTTCCGGCGTTTCTGGCCCCTTTGTAGCGTTCCAGTGCGGCTAATGCCTGTTTGCCCTTCACGCCGTCCAGCCATTCGCCTGACGTGATAACCCCTGCCGCCATCATGCCATCACGCATCACGCTCGCGCCGTGGCGTTGTTGGGCCAGCCCAAGCCCCAGCGATTCGCGGCAGATGGTTACAGGTGAGCGCCCCATAAAGCCGTCATCCGTGGAGTAACGAAGGTGAAGTACTTCCCACGGTAAATAGTTGTGGGTGTTTCCGGTGTAGGCGTCAGTGATGCAATAGCGCCAGTTGTGTTCGCCTGTCTGCTCCACGTTCACCGACTGCGGCGGGTAAGGATGTAAAGCCGCCGGAAAACCATCACGCCCCCACTGAATAACCGCATAAGCATTACCGTTTAACAGGCAGTGGCGGATCATCATTCGCTTAAACTGGTAGGGGGTTTGCCATGCGTTCGGGCGCTCGTTGAGGATGTGATCGACCGGATGAGAATCAAGCCACTCGCGGGCCTCCTTCCCCTTCTCATTGCGTACCAGGTACAGGTAGCATGGCATAGTAGCCACCGCCTCAGAGATGACCGTAACGGCGTTCATGACGGCAGGCAGTGATTCCGCTGTCCCCGATGATACGTACTCACCCGCCCCCGTGTTCGATGTGCCAGCCAGCGCCATAAATTCATCAAGCGTCATGCTGCGCTGCTCTTTTTTCTTCTGAAAGGCCACATATCACACCCCCGCTAAATCCACCCACCAGCGGCGATTATCCGCACGCGGCATTTTTTCGGGGTGCTGCTCATACAGGGAACGGCGGGCCAGCTCCACGCCGGAATCGGGGTAAGCCGGTACCGATGTAACGGTAATTTCGTACAGTTCCGCCACCAGCACGGTGCGCACGCATGGATCTGTTGTGGTATCCCATACATCCTTACGGGAGCGAAAGCCAAAGCTCATGCCGGATATATCACCACGTTTAACCAGTTCGATAACGTCGCGCCCTGTACTGGTATCCGGTGGGGTCAGTTCAAAGCGTAACCCTGTTTCATCCTCTTCCAGTTTCAGCGTGCCGGAACGGGTGCGCCCCAGTAACATACTGTGGTCATGCTCATACAGGCCGCGAACGTCATTACCCGCCGCAAGCCATTCAGTAAACGCCCCCCGCTGGAATTTTTCGTAAAACTCACCCCATAACAGTTCTGAAAGCTTATCCCAGCGAACAACGTAGCCTGTAAGCGTGTTGCTGCCGCTGGTGGTGATTTCCGATGACCGGATTTCCATACTCTTCATAATTTTTTCACCCATAAAACACTAAAGGGGCTTTTAAGCCCCTTCTGTATGCTGTTAATCGTCGTCCTGTGGCAGTTCCAGAATCTTGATCGCGTTCGAATCCACCACGCCACCGCCTAAATATTTCTGCGTGAAAATTTTGATGAAGCCCGGCTCTGTGAGGTTGTCCGGTCTGGTGCGAACACCTGTTTCGTGATCAACAATGTAGTAACCGCGTTTGAAGTCACCCAGGGCAATAACGTTATCAGGCATAAACTCCAGATATTCGACCGGAAGGCCCAGCAACGTATCAGGATCACCCGCCTGTAAACGGTCACGCCAGATGTAATCACCGTTCGCGTTCTTCACCTTCTGGAGTTTTGCCGCCGTCGTGGAGTTAACCACCCAGACCGCGTTTTTGCGGTATTTTTTACGTAATGCAAATTTCAGGTCGATCAGCGGGTCCGCAGATGTCCACGCCAGAGATTCGGAAGGTTTAATTACCTGCAACGTACCAAAATCACGCTCTTTGTCGTTCTTCTCTGCACGGGGTACGGATAAAAAGCCTTTTGCTTTTTTGTCACCGTCGCCCACAACCAGATCGCTTTCTTCGGTTTCCGTGAAGGTGTCGCCAATCTCGCCCGTCAGCCATGAAAGGATGTCCACATCGGAAAAATCCACGATTTCCTGTGTGGTGCGCGGGTACGCATAGACCGGATACAGCTTAATGCTCACCTCGTTAATCTGCGGGGTGCTGGTCTGTTCGCGTGCCTTACCCTCTTCACCGTGGTTAACGGTCGCACCGCCAGCGGAAACAAGCTGCTTAAACTCGTTGCTGCTGATTTTTTTCACGGTACAGATGCGGCGCATGGTGGACTCATCCGCCAGCATTCGCATGATTTCGGTGTTCAGTTCGGGGATAACGGTATAACCACCATCAGCGGGAACGCCTGTACTTAATGCGCGGGTTTCACCTGTCAGAATGTAGTTGCGGAGTTCTGCGGGGTCAGTGGTCTGACTGCTTTTACCTGGCTTGCTGCGCTCTTCGTCTGCAATGGCTTCAAGGCGGGAAATGTCTTTATCGAGGGATTCAGCTTTAGCGCGTAATTCGTCAAATTTTGCGCCCTCTGCATCGTTAAGGCTGCGGTTTTCTTTTTCCGCGTTCTCCAGCATGTCGCGCATCTGATTTTTAATGGCGGTTTTCTGCTGGCGTAATTCGATTATTCTCGGCATAAAAAAAGTACCTGGGTTAAGTAAGGAACTCCAGGACGCGGCAAAAACTCAACCGTTTTTCATAAGGAAATCAGCAATCGCACCGATCGTTTTCCCGCCTGGTAATGAATATTGGTGAGCACATTAACAGGCGGGAAAGTGGCCCCAGCGTCCTGGCACCACTGGCGAGAATAATCATGATTCAGGGCGGGTAAAATATGCCGATCCGGTCAATGAACAACGTGGAACGACCACGAACAAATAATTTACAAAAATTACAAAAAGCCGGATTTCTCCGGCTGTTTGATTAGCTGTCCTGGTAATTGCGCCATATTTCATCACCAGCACCATCTATACCCATTTCGGCATAAGTGCGATCGACTGCCTTTTTCAGGTCTCCGAAATTATCCGGCGGCTCCGGTGCCCTCTGTGCCTTCCTTGAACATTCCAGCCGTCGCATCGTGATGTGATGCCGTTCCTTGTCTGTCTCCACCAGCTGCATGACTTCACCCCATCGCGCCGCCGCCCTCCGGTAAAAGCCTTTCGCCTCCAGTTCCTCCGCTATGCGGTCATGTACCATCGTCACCCCCTCAGAACGAAATATCATCACCGTAAGGGTCATCGCTCCCGCTGGTGGCTGATTACCCTGTGTGCCTGTGGTTTTGCGTCTGTTCCCGCCAGGAAGTGCCGCACGGGCACTGATTACGCTGTCTGCAATAACCTGATAACCCTGCCGCGTTTCCCCATTCTGTCCGGTCCACTGGCTGACCTGCATCGTGCCGGATACGCTGGCAACGTCGCCTTTTTGATGTTTAGCCAGGAAGTCGGCCTGCTTACCAAATGCGATGACCGATAGCCATAACGTCGCCTGCCCATCCTGCGCCTGACTACATGGCAGCGATACCGCCATACGCGCCAGCGTCATCGGTGTACCCTTGCTGGTCTGTTTTACCTGCTGGTCGTCCACCAGCCGCCCGTAAGCCGCTATCTGTGCTGTCATGCCGTCTGCTCTCCGGTTTTAACGTTGATGGTTGTTACCTGTTCCGCTTCGGCAATCTCCCGTTCTGTCAACGTGGCAAAGTTTGCCGCTGCTGTGGTCATGAATGCGCTTATCAGTTCGGGATGCTCCTTCGCGTATCCTTCCCCCGCGTGGCGGTCTATCGTCCTGATTGCCACCTTTAAGGCCAGTTCAGCCATATCTAACGCCTTATATTTCGGCTCTGTTCTGTCTCTGCGTTTTTGGGTCATTTCTCGCAACCTCTCACTTTTTCGCCTCACTTTTTCAAGCGTCTCACTTCGTCGCAATTGGGATTTTTGGTTTTTCTATGTGTGTGTTTCATAAGTATTTTTTTACCCCTCACTTTTGAGGATGTATACAGGTAGAAAAGTGAGGGAGAGCAGGCTAATTTTGGCCCTCTTTCTATCCACCTCGCTTTTGCTCCTCACTTTTATAGCGGCGCTACATCATCCCCATCGATACGAATAACCCCATCTTTTTCCAGCTTGTACAGCCAGCGCCGGAAGTTTTTCATTTCATACCCCAGCTTTTTCATGTCATCACGTAACAGCGGGATCGTGCACTTGTCGCCGTTCTGTGTGCGTGAACGGATGCACCCCCATAGCGCGGTATGGTTTTCCGTCTTGTTCCCTGCCTCCTCGATGCGCTCCAGTTCAACGGGAGGGCGCGGCTTATCCACCACCACCAGCGACGTGATTAATTCACCGTCAGCGTCGGTAAAAAGCTCCACCACGCGTAAGTCATATGCGGCTTCTTTGAGTTCCTCCGCGTCCTTCATTTTGGTGCATGAGATAACCAGCGCTTCGCCTCCTGCGTCCTCCCTGCGTATCCGGTATTCAGCATCCAGCGAAGCACGAAATGCACTGGAACCGCGCGCGCCTTTCGCTCATCCTTGCCGGAATGGTGAACCACCAGCACCGTGGCCCCTGTGCGTCGATTCAGTTCGTCACAACCACGGATAAACGCCCCCATATCACGGGAATCATTTCATCATTCCCACCAAGGCAACGCGCCAGCGTATCCAGAATAATCATGCGTACAGGTTTACCCGTTTCCCGCTCCACCTGACGGGCAGCGATAACCATTTCATCAACATCAAGCGGGGCAGCCGGAAAGATGGGGCGGTTTACCAGATACAGATTTTTCACCTGCTCATCGTGCACAACCTCCCAGGCTTTTACACGACGCGGAACACCTATACCGCCTTCACCAACCACATAGAGAACCGCACCATGTGCAACCCTGCGGCCTCCCCACTGGCGACCAGTGGCAACATGGCACGCCCACGATCCGGCAAGGAATGATTTATAGGACCCGCTAGCCCCGTATATGCTGCATAGCGATACCGCCGGAATAATCCCCTTAACCACGTAATCCAGTTGCGTGTCGTATCCGGTAGATCCAACGCTCATCGGTAGCGTGGTTTTTCGCTGGTGGTTTTTTCTTCCGCCGGCTCTTTCCCGCGCACCCGTTCCAGGTATTCGCGCCAGTTCTCCCGCATATGGCTGTGCATCCCTTCGGGGTAATAATTCGCATCAGTTACACCCGCCGCCGCCAGTTTGTGCGCAATGGCATTAATATTTGATGGCCTGATGTGGCCTGCCTTGTACAGCCGGACACAATAGCGCCCCTCGTCGATGATTCTCAGGTCTGCCAGTTCATCCAGTTGATCATCAGCCAGCACAACGGGAGGCACATTATCGCCAGCCAGTCGCCCGTCCTGTTCCTGCCACTGTTTCGCATGTGCCCAGGCATCACTACCCGCAAAAATAATGACTTCGGTCATCTTGTCGTAAGGCTGTTTTTTTAAGTTCGGTGCGCTTTTCATTTCTTGCCCCTGAATCCGTTAATCATGGTTTTCAGCTTCTGGATGTTTGCACGTGCCCTGGCGTTGCTGGTGGGCACGTTATGCGGCGCGGTCTGTACCAGAGAAAAATCACGCCGGAACTGATAAACAGGCATCACGCAATCATATTCGTAACCTTCACGGCGGTAAGTTACGCACCGTCCCGCCACGCCCTTAATCATTACCGTGCCGCCGTACTGGTCGCGGTAAATATCACCGCGCGTAAATTTAGGGTGAGTGTTGCCACTGGCAGTTAAGCCAGAATATTTAAGTTTCATTATTTTTATTCTCCGGTGTGCTGTTCGTTATATCTGTCGTGCAATGTCTCTATTTCCTGCAACACATTTATTACAGGCTCAAGAAGCGTTATTAATGATGTAATAATCCGCGTTTTTTTTGCTATTACGTTCATTATCGCCAAAGGATTCAAGGCACATCCGCAATATTTCCATCATATTTTCACTGTGAGAAAGTGCAAGAAATACGCGATCTGTTGTTTCGTGGTAAATATCACGCATGGCTTACATCCTCAGGAAATTTTCTTCTGTAACGAGCCTCTGCCACATATTCCGCATAATCGGCGGCGATATTCAGTACATCAAGCCCCGTTGATTTATATTCTCTCGTGGAAAGTAAGAAAAAAGCCGCTCTAATAAGTTCTGGCATTGACGAAAGCGCATCAGCCGCATCATCAGGAACGCCGGAAAATTCCTGTTTCAGGGAATTAAAACGATCATCACGCATAACCCCCCCCCATTTTCACAATCAGCAATCAGGATAGCTTTGGCCTCATTCAGCGCCGTATCAGCACTAAATTGCATGACAGCCAGTGAGTGAGGAACGAAAGCACCGGCATATTCTGTTTCGCTGGTGGCGTGCTTATGTGCCCTGTCCGCGATAACAGAAATATCAATCAGCGCGTGCATCAGCGTTTTGATGGCTTCGGCGGCTGCGTCCGGTGTGGTTTTATTGTGCATAAAGCATCCCCTGAATATTCGTGTTAATCATTCCGGCACGTTTTGTGATTTCCTGTAATGATTCCCTTGTGGCGACAATTGCTTCATCTGGTAAGTGGTAATTACACACCACGCGACCTTTATCCACATTGACCAGTAGCTGCCCTGTGAATTTCTCACGAAACTGAATGCGGTTAAGGTCAGTAAGTGACAGATTAATCATAGCGCACCTCCTGACGAATACGGGCGGCAAATACAGCAACACAACCTGACGGGCAACGGCTATGCGCTTCGCGTTCCGTCCAGGCGGTTACGTGGATGATTTGAGATTCTCCGGCACTCAGTGCCAGAAAACGCCACACAAAGGCCGTTTGTGTGTGTACAAGGTGTGGGGTATGATTTACGGCAACCATAACGGCTCCTCGTTTACGTTGTTGGTTAGAAGCCCTGCGAGTGGTAATGACACTTGCGGGGCTTTGCTTTTTTAAGTGCTCTTGTGTTAAGGTGGTCACCTAACAATAGAAAGGCTAATTCAATAGGTGACCACTTGTCAACAATCAAACGCGATAAAAGCCCTAAAGGGGACGGGCAATCCCCACAATTCAGAATGCGAATTTCTCCAGAGCTAAAAGAGCAATTCGATAAAGAAGCACAGAGCGACGGCATAAGCCTAGCCAACTGGCTTAAAGAGTTGGGGCGCACTGAACTAAAGCGGCGCGGTATAGAACCCAAAGGATAAAAACTATCAGCGCCGTGGTGTGAGGTACTACGGCGCATTGCTTTACAGGGCAGTACCATGACCAACAACACACTATCACCAATACAAGACACGCAAACGCAAGATGATGAAATCATCCGGCAAAGGCAGTCAGAAGCCTGCGCCAGACTTGAGGAAGAACTAACCAGAACAAAAATACCACCACCAGCGCCGCGCTTAGTGCCACCAGAAAAATTTGCCCTTGAAGATTTTGTCGATAAATACCCACGGCGGCTTAAATCCGGCAAAAACCGACCGCCAGGATGAGTGCACAAAACCGAACTATGAAACGGATTATTCCGTTTCCGGGGCGTTTGTGTGTGTATAAAGAGTAAGCTATGCTCTTTTATAGCCATAATCGTTACCTCAATTAATGGTTTGGTTAGACGCCCCGTATGTGTTCCCATCACTGCGGGGCGTTGTTGTTTTGGGTGTATTTCACCTTCATTTTTAAATCTACATTCAGGTGAAATACACCGCAAGACTTTTTTTATCTTTTTTTTTGCGTATACTGAAATACACCGATTATCAGGAGAACCAGAAATGGCAACAGGTGCAAAGAACGCAAAATCACAAATGACAACGGTCAGAATCCCGCATGAGGTAATGACCGATATTGAGCAACTTAAAGAACCTGGCGAAAGTACCGCCGGATTTCTAGTTACGGCAGCAAAAGGCGAGATCAAACGCCGCCAGCGCCGCAAGGCCAAAGAATCAGAATAATTACTATCAGCGCCGTGGCGTGAGGTACTACGGCGCATTGCTTTACAGGTACACACAATGACCAATAAAGAATCAACCAATACACCATCGCAAAAAACGAACAGAGAGCACGAAAATATGGCGCTCGAGCATGAATCAGAAAGATTCGCTCCATGCGCTTTTGTCCTTGATGAGTTTCTAAAAAATATTCACGTTCTGAACGGATGAAAATGGCAGCACAATACGGCCCCAACAAGCAAGGTAATTGCCCACCAGCCTGATCACGGTTATCATGTTCGGGCTTATGATTGTTGACACATACGGCGCAGCGGGTTAATTGTTCAGAAAGGCGGTTCCATATCGGGACCGCTTTTTTATGCCTGAAAATACCCTATAGCATGGCTTTTCAGATTCACCAGGGCGAACGAATCCCCGCCCCTGTACGGGCGTATATTTCATCATGGTTATACCTCAGTATTATGGCGTTTATTCCCGATACCGAGATCCCGGTATCGGTCAATAATGGATTGGTGGTGGCTGTGTGCCGCCAGTCTTTTTAGTGAACTGCCTTGCAGCTATCCTTCCAGGCCAAAACCTCAGATAAAGACCAGCCAACAGAACGCCCGCCAAGTTTACGACGTGATGGGAATTGTCCGGCCTTTTCCAGGCGGTAGCGGCATGAGCGGCTAAGGCCTGTTAGCTTTTCGCATTCTTTTTCACGTATAAACCGATCAGTGCTTAACACTATTGCCCCCTTTCGTTTCTTAAAGAGTTATTTCGTGTTCTATTGCGTTGGGATGTGTCTGATTGTGTCAGGATGATTCAGAGTTGGCAAATGTTGGTGTCGCATGGTTTACAGAAAGAGGAATAATCAGGATAAAATCATTTAAATTCATGTTAATACAAAGGCATAAAATCTTGTTTTATGCTTTTTTTCGCACGCTTTAACGCGTAATTCACTAATGTATAAAAAACCAGCTGATCATTAAAAATCAGTAACTTATAAATCTGTATTCTTTTTGGCCTCTTGTTCGTGATTGTGTCACGTTGTTGCACATTGTTTCACGTTGTATCTGTGCACTTATCCAGTATGCGCATACTGAAAAAACACGAGAAAAATTATTTTATTCTGGTTACTGGTAGCGTGGTTACGTTTTCATGTGTTCCCGCCAGTATCTCCAACCGCTCCACCCACATATCAAGCGCATTGCGTTTCGCATCAATATAGCGGGAATGGTTGTACACGCGTTGCATTCCTAGCATCTGGTGGCCTGTAAGCTGCTCCACGACGTGAGGATCAACGCCTAAATCGTTCAGCATGGTTGTAAAGGTGCGCCGGATGTCATGCAGTGACCAGTGAGGGTGTTTAAGCCTCCTGTGCACCAATCTGCCGTACTGCGATACGCTGGTTTCCTGTTTCACTTCCCCCAGCAATAAGCCCGTGTGCCTGTTCTGCTCCACCAGCTGCGTGACGAACGGCAGTATCGCTTCCGGTATGGGCCGGAATATGGCTACCTTCGTTTTGCTGTGCTCCTTCGGAACGGTCCAGAGCATTTCGGTAAAATCCCACTCGCCGATCTCCGATAACCTCAGTTCTACTGTCCGGCATCCGAAAACAATCAGGAGGCGGATTAGTGCGACGTAGTAAGGGGAAAATATTTTTTTGTCCAGTGCCTGCAATAATTCGCCAAGTTCTTTGTTACTTAAGACACGCTCACTTATATCCGGTTTTTTCCCAACGTCCGCCACACTCATATCATCAAGAACGTTGCTGATTGCATAGCGCCGCTTCCTGCAGAACTTAAGCGCCTGCTTGCATGTCTGTAGCAGGAACCCGGCGGAAACAGGGGCTTTCTTTGCCACCCGATCAAAACAGGCCAGCCAGTGCCGTAGCTCGCATTTATCCAGCGGCATAGGGCCAATGTGCTGTATTACGTGATTATTTAGCCGCTTTTTCAGTGGGTCATAATCCACACGGTTTTCCTTTGCGTACGACTCAAGCCAGTAGGTGAGCGCATCGCCAACCGTTACCGGCTTTAACGCTTCCTGTACGGTGTAATTCATTTCATGACGTGGATTTTTCCCCTCTGCCAGCCATGCGCGACACTGGGCGGCTTTTTCCCTGGCTGATTTCAGGCTCAGATCAGGATAATTTCCCAGCTTAATGCGTTCCGGTGGTGCCCCCCTTCCCGTTCCGGCCCTGTAAGTGAAATACCAGGTTAAAAGGCCACTGGTTGAATGCCTGACGCTCAGGTTTCCACCGTCATTAAGAAAGGCTGTTTTTTGGGCGGGTGTGCCGTTGATTTTCCTCAGCTGGGTATCGCTCAGTTTGTTAAGTGCTCTGCTCAT